TACCACAGAAACTACCACCCCCGCTGGTCCATCAGAATCTGACTTGATGATTCGATCTTTGAAGGACTCAATTACAGCAATGCAAAAGGGTTTTACAGACAGCTTGGCAGCAAGTGCTCAACAGTTTCAGCAGATGCAACAGTCCCAAAATGAACGGATGGAAGCACTGCAGCAAATGATGATTCAATCACAAGCTAGTCAGGCAGAACGTCCTACTGTTGCTGGTGTTAAAACTGCTACAGGTCAATCAGGTACTCCAATGCAGATCGCTCGACGTGGTGTGAGTGGTGCCTTTGGGCGTAAAGGTATGCGTATTTCTGGACTTAATGTGTAGCCATGGCTGGATTTATTGAAACCTACGGTGGTAATTTAAGTACCATGGCACACAGTGGTTTAGCTGCTGTCAAAAGAGCAGAAGCCGCTGGATTAAGTATTGGTCAAATCCAAGACATTGGACGACGAGAAGGGATTAGTTTTGGTAGTGGTGCTCAAGATTACTTCCAGCGATCTAATCTTGCTACACAATTTGCAAGTCAAATCGCTGGTATACAAACCAGTATGCAACAGCAGATTGATGCACAACGACGGCAGATGGAGCAACAGCAGCAAGAGTATCAGCGACGTGTAGAGGAGATGCAGCAACAAGCATTGCAAGCTCAAACTCGTCAAGCAGCTGCACCTCAAACTGCTCAAGTAGCTGCTCCCAGTAAGTCACTGTTTATTCGTCCTGGTGCCTCAACTAGATTCAGCAGACCTGAGCTACAGATTAAATCAATGAACATTTAAAACAATGTCAGCTAAAACTCGTTACGACGTTTTATCCAGTGACCGTTCTCAGTTCCTAAACGAAGCTGAACAGGCATCTAAACTGACACTCCCTTATTTGATTCGTGGTCATGAGGAACACACTTATGGCATGAAGAACCTGCTCACGCCCTACCAAAGCGTTGGTGCGAAAGGTGTAGTTACTCTGGCATCTAAGTTGATGCTAGCTCTGCTTCCCGTTCAAACCAGCTTCTTTAAACTACAACTAGACGAGAGTCAGTTGGGGCAGGAGATGGGTCCAGAGATTAAATCAGAACTTGATTTGTCTTTTGCAAAAGTAGAACGAATCATTCTTGAATCCATTGCTGCTACTGATGATCGGGTAGCTGTGCACCAAGCACTGCTGCATCTTGTGGTCGGGGGTAACGCTTTGGTTTACATGGGTCGTAAGGGACTTAAGGTTTATCCTTTGAATCGCTTCGTTGTCGATCGTGATGGCAACGGCAACGTGATTGAAATCGTCACAAAAGAACGCATCAACAAAGAACTTATTGAAGACAAGCTTCCTGAGAACTACATCCAGGATCGCATGGTTAGCGACAACTACGGTGACCATGATGATGAATGTGATGTGTACACCCATATCAAACGAGAGAACAATCGTTTCGTGTGGCATCAAGAAGTCTATGATTACAAGCTAAAAGGTTCAGAAGGTAAAGCACCTGTTGAAACCAACCCGTGGATTCCCCTTCGGTTCAACACTGTTGACGGTGAGAACTACGGACGTGGTAGGGTAGGTCAGTTCATCGGTGACCTGAAGTCACTTGAAGCACTGACACAAGCCCTGGTTGAAGGCAGCGCAGCAGCTGCTAAGGTAGTATTTGTGGTGAGCCCAAGCTCTACCACTAAGCCTGCTACCCTGGCTAACGCTGGTAACGGTGCTATCATCCAAGGTCGTCCTGATGACGTGGGTGTGATCCAAGTGGGTAAGACCGCTGACTTCGCCACTGCATATCAGATGACTTCGGTCCTGGAACGCAGGCTAAGCGAAGCTTTCCTGATCCTTAACGTAAGGCAAAGTGAGCGTACCACTGCTGAAGAGGTACGTATGACACAGATGGAACTGGAACAACAGCTTGGAGGCTTGTTCTCCTTGTTGACTGTTGAGTTCCTGGTTCCGTATCTGAATCGTAAGTTGAGCGATGCTCAGAAAGCTGGTGAAATTCCCAAGCTTCCTAAGAACATCGTTAAACCTACGATCGTTGCTGGTGTTAATGCACTTGGTCGTGGTCAAGACCGTGATAGTCTGACCCAGTTCCTCACGGTTCTGGCTAATACTCTTGGTCCTGAAGCCATTGGTCAATTCATTAATACTGACGAAGTGATTAAACGCTTCGCTGCTTCACAAGGCATTGATGTTCTTAACCTTGTACGTTCTATGCAGGAAGTCCAGCAGGAACGTGCAGCTGCTATGGAGCAGCAGATGATGATGCAACAACAACAGATGGAGGTTGATGCCATGAAGGCACCAATCAACGATCCTTCTAAAAACCCTGAGTTGAATCCAGCTCTTCTCCAACAACAACAACCACCTGAACAATAAACATGGCAGAAGTAATGTCAATGATTCCAGACGAATCCCCGGCTGGAGAACTCAACGCTGATGAGCAAGAGTCTCTCCAACTGGGTGAGGAAATGGAAGCCCAGCAGGAACAGCGTCTTGCTGGTAAATATAAAAACGCTGAAGAACTGGAAGCTGCTTACCTAGAACTTCAAAAGAAACTGGGTGATCAATCTTCTAAAGAAGAACCTGAAGAAACTCCTGAAGAAGAATCTTCTGATAGTTCCCTGTTGGATCAGCTTTGGGAACAGGCACAAGCAGATAACTACAACGAAGAAACTCTGCAACAGCTTGCAAAAGCAGATCCCAATGAACTGGCTAAGATGTACTTGGACTACCGCAGTAAAGCGGAGCAAGGTACTGGACCTCAGATGACAGAAGCTGATGCCACTAACCTGCGTAATGCTGTTGGTGGTGATGAGAAGTACAATGAGATGATTGGGTGGGCAAGTGATAACTTGACTGCTCAAGAGATTGAGTTGTATGATTCTGTCATGGAACGTGGCGATCCTGCTTCTGCTTACTTTGCAGTTCAAGCTCTTGCCTATCGTTACCAAGATGCCAATGGTGTTGAAGGTAACCTTGTCCAAGGTAAATCACCTGCTACCTCTGGTGGTTTCCGTAGCCAAGCTGAACTTGTACAAGCAATGAGTGATCCTCGTTACGACAGCGATCCTGCCTACAGGCAAGACGTTACCCGTAAGCTTGAACGATCCAACATTGCATTCTAATGAACGACACAAACATCTGGGCTAAAGAGCCACCCCTTATTATGTCTGATCATCCCTACGGTGTTCCACACAACGAACGTGCTGAGCAGCTCAACGGTCGCCTTGCTATGCTTGGCGTCATGGCTGCTCTTGGCGCTTATGCGCTGACTGGTCAAATTATTCCTGGTATCTGGTAATGCCTTTACAGAAGGGTAAATCTCAAAAGACTATTTCTGCTAACATTAGAAAGCTGACGATTGAAGGCTATTCTTCTAAACAAGCTGCTGCCATTGCCTACAGTCAAGCCGGTAAATCCCGCAAGAAAAAGTAATGGCTAAGAAAGGTCTTTATGCAAACATCCACGCCAAGCGTCTTCGGATCAAACAAGGTAGTGGTGAAAAAATGAGAAAGCCTGGGTCACCTGGCGCACCCAGTGCTGCTAACTTTAAACGCGCCGCTAAAACTGCTAAAAAGTAATTAACTAATCACATGAAATTCCTTGCTATCCTCCCCGCAACCCTGATCGCTGCTGCTCCTGCTATGGCAGGTCCTTACCTGAACATTGAAGCCAACAGCGGTTTCGCTGGTGGTTCCTACAGTGGTACTACTCTTGACAACCACGTGGGTGTCGAAGGTGGTTCGGGTAAAGTCTCCTGGTATGTCCAGGGTGGTCCTTCCGTTGTTGCCCCTGAAGGTGGTGACAGCGAAGTGGAACTGTCTGGTAAAGCAGGTGGCTCCGTGGCTGTGAGCGATTCCGTGTCGGTGTATGGTGAAGTTTCCTTCATCACTGCTGCTGAGAATGGTTACGGCACCAAAGCTGGTCTTAAGTACAAATTCTGATTATGATTGAATGTCCCACCTGCACCCCGGCGCAACAATACGTCCTAGAACAACTGCAAATTAAAGCGGATATCACAGACCCTGTTGCCCTGGCGGTCATTTTGGGTAACATTCAACAGGAGTCAAACTTCAGACCCAACGTCTGCGAGGGTGGTGCTATCGTTCCTTACGATGCCTGCCTTCGTGGAGGTTATGGTTTAATCCAATGGACTACCTACAAACGCTACATGGGTTTAGGTAGTTTCTGTAAAAAATACGGGTGCGATCCTAGTAGTTTGGAAGGTCAAACCCGTTACATGATTAATGAACTACAGTTCCGTCAGGAGCTGAGTGAATTCCAAACTCCTTACCAACAACTCCCCTATTACATGAACTCAGCCTACTACTGGTTGGGCTGGGGGATCAAAGGTAATAGGGAGAGTTATTCATACTCCTTCCTGGACAAACTTAAATGACTGCAACAATTGCTTTACAGCAGAAGAATGCCTGGGACCAGTTTTGTGACTGGGTTACTTCTACTAACAACCGTCTTTATGTAGGCTGGTTCGGTGTCCTTATGATTCCGTGTTTGCTAGCCGCCACTATTTGTTTTATTCTGGCGTTCGTCGCCGCTCCACCTGTTGACATTGATGGAATCCGCGAACCTGTCGCAGGCTCCTTGTTGTATGGAAACAACATTATTTCGGGAGCCGTCGTTCCGAGCAGCAATGCCATCGGACTACACTT